CTCGTTAAGGTGGCGAACCACATCAACAGTTAAAAGCGAGGTGTGGATATATGCAAATTTACGCAGACGGAAAAGACATAACACAAACAGCCGGAGGACTATCGTGGAAGAACTCAACCGATGAAGTGTCGACCACGATGTCATTCAGCATAGCAAAAGACCTGAGCGACAAATGGACTTCGACCTACCTACCGAAACACGGAAGTATTGTATCTTACATTACGAATGCGGAAGTATTCAGAGGAATCGTCCTCGCAGTCGATGACGGCGATACGATGCTGAACTTATACACGGTCGCAGATTTCGGTTTTTACCTGAAGAAGAATAAAGAAACATATCAGTTCAATGGAATCTCTGCAAACGCAGCCATCGAGCAAATGTGCTCGGACTTCGGAATCCCGGTAGACAGCATCTGCGACATCGGATGTACGGTCAAAAAGATTTACCTCGACAAGACCATATACGACATCATCAAAGATATTTTCGAGATTGCAAAAAGCACCAACGGCTCGGAATTCAATATCGATGTTACACCCAAGGGCGTAAGGATTTACAAAATCGGCGACATTGTCGCAGAGCCTACCTTCAGGCTTGCCGATAACCTACCGACTGCAAAGTCAACAGACTTTCACGGACCGATGGGACACAAAACCTCAATCGAGGAACTGTACAATGCCATCAAGGTTATAACAGGAAACGAGGACGGCTTCACCCAGCAGGCGTACATACAAAACGATGAATCGGTAAACGGCATCGGTAGACTTCAAGAGGTCGTAAAAATTGAGGACAAAGACAAGGCGAACGCATCGCAGATAGCACAGCAAAAACTCAAAGAACTGTGCGTGGAAAAAGAGGAATTCACAATCCCCATTATTGAGGACATAGATAGCTACACAAGAGCCGGAAGCGTTCTCAAGGTCAGAGATGTGACTTTCCTGATCGTGACAAGCGAACACTCCATAGAGCGTGGCACTCACCTTGTAACGCTCGGCTTGCAAAGGAGAGGATAAGAAATGAATAACGGAATCACCGAACTCGCAAAACTCCTACGAGAGCGAGAAAACAGAGAGGACTACTCTCCGATGTTCGGAACGATAACCTCTCTGCCGAATTTACAAATTAAAATAGGTGGCAAGATTGTCATAGATGCCAGTTACATAAAGAGCTGCATCAACCTATACGAAACCGATGCATACGGACGATACATACACCTTAACAAAGAGGTCGTTCTTCTTCCGTATTCGGACTTTCAAAAATTCATTGTTTCGGGGGTGGTGGTTTAAATGTTCCCAGTTTCATCAGGACTAAACGCAACAAACGCCGAAGCAACAGAAAAGACCGCCGGACACACAGGGAAAATCTCCTTCGTCTTTGACTTCGAAGCTGGAGATTTTGTCGTTGAGGATGGCAAGGTCAAACAATGCACAGGCGATGAAGCCATAGAAATATGGGCGCAGAAAATCTGCCGAACCGAGAAGAACCGATATCGTGTGTACAAAGACACGGTGTACGGAGTTGTCATAGAAGATTTGATTGTCGGAGCGAGATACACCCTCGACTTCGTAGAATCAGAACTCCGCCGAGAACTCGAGGAGGCACTTCTGCAGAATGAACAAATCATCGGGCTTGCATCGTTTGAATGTGAATACACAGGCAACGACAAACTCGTGGCAAGAGTCGAAATCATAACCACGACAAATGGAATATTGACACAGGAGGTGATATACGGTGGCTGAAACAAAAGACCAAATCCTCGAAAGGCTTATGTCGGATATCGATGACAAGTACGACAAAACAGTCGGCTCGTTTATGTACGACACACAAAAGCCGAGAGCAATCGAGGATGAAAAAATATATGCTCGAATCGACAAAATCGCAGACAGAGCATTCGTGAAAACTGCGACAGGCGATGACCTCAAAGAAAAACTCCGAGAGGTAGCAATCGAAATGAGAACCGCAACCTACTCAAAGGGAACGGTTACAATCACAGGAAACCCCGGTGACATCGTGAACGCAGGTACAAAGGTAATGTCCGACAAGTTATTCTTTACAATAACAGCCAAAGGTACACTCGGAGAAACAGGCACGGTCGATGTTGCGGCTATCTGCGACACCCCCGGCTCTGCCGGAAATGTCCCAGCAGGGTCAATAAAATCCTTCCCTGTTTCCGCAGGCTTCACATCGGTAACAAACAACGAGCCATTCACAGGCGGCTACGATGCAGAAACCGAAGAAGAAGCAAAAGAGCGTTACTACGCATTAGCAAAGAAACCTCCAACGAGCGGAAACAAATATCACTACGAGTCATGGGCAATGGAAGTCAGCGGTGTCGGAGCTGCAAAGTGCATCCCGAAATGGAACGGTCCCGGCACGGTCAAGGTTTTAATTATAGACCAAGACCGAGAGGAAGCGGATGCAGACCTCATAAATGCTGTAGCCGAACACATCGAAGAAGAACGCCCTGTCGGCCCGACAATTACAGTAGTGAGTGCGACACCACTACCAATCAATGTAAACGCAAACCTCATACTTCAAAGCGGATACACGGTAGCAGCCGTAAAGGAAACAATCGAGTCGGAGATAAACTCCTACTTGAAAGACATCGCATTCGAACAGGATTATGTGTCGCTCGCCCACATCGGTCGAAGCATTCTCGGAATCAACGGAATAGTTGACTACGAGAACCTCACGATAAACGGTGGAATTTCCAACATCGACATCGCAGAGGACGAAGTGCCAACCTTGGGGGTGGTGACAGTTGAGTAATCTCATAAAATACCTCCCTAAATATTACAGCAAATCAGCGGTAATGGCTGCGGTTCTTCTTCCGCACGAAAACGAACTGGCAAGGATAGTCGCAAAAGTCGAGGACACGGAGAAACAGATGATTATATCAGAAGCAACATCTGCCCTCGACAGATACGAGCAAGACCTATGCATCGAAACGAACCACACGGAGAGCTACGAGGTACGCCGAAGTCGTATCCTCGCAAAACTCCGTGGACTTAAGACAATAACAAAAACCGCCCTGAAAAATGTCGTAAAGACATACATAGACGGCATCGTAACTATAGAGGAACACTCGAATGATTTCGTTGTTGACATCAAATTCGTAACCCGAAAGGGTATCCCCGGAACGATGAGCGACATCGAAAAAGCGGTGGACGAAGTCATCCCAGCACACCTTTATGTAAATTATATTTTTACTTATCGGACATGGGACGATGTGTATGAATTTATAGGCACTTGGGACAGCGTGTCCGCTTACACTTGGGACGGACTCTCCACAAAAGAAATCCTACAGAACCTCTATATTGATGAGGACACGCAGAGAGTCTACTACCGCTCCACAAATGACGGAAACGCAACACTTATATTTGATACGGACGGCAGACCGTATGCAAGATATTATGAAGGAGAGTGATAAAAATGGCAATTCAGGAAAACGACATCGGATTAGTCAGCTTTGAAGAATTCGATGAACATCAAACCAATGCCGATGACAAAATCCTCCATGTCACACAGACAGAAAAGGATGCATGGAACGGCAAAGCCGGAAGCGATGACCTGAAGGGACACAAAGAAGCGGTCGAACTCGACCACCCTGACGGCTCGGTAACTTCGGACAAAATCGCAAACGAAGCCGTAACCAAGGATAAACTGTCAGCCGAAGTGCAGAACAAGATGACCGCACATGATAATCACGCAGCCAACATCGAGAACCCACACCAAACCTCAAAGGCACAGGTCGGACTCGGCAATGTGGATAATGTCAAACAGGCGGCAAAGGTGGACTTTGACGAGCATACATCAAACCCGGTTCTTGCACACCCTGACGGCTCGGTAACCACCGAGAAAATCGCAGACAAAGGCGTAACAGCTGGCAAGATTGCAGATGCAGCGGTAGGCACAAGCAAAATTGCAACAGGAGCAGTAACCAGTGAGAAAATCGCAGACGGAACAATCAAAAAAGCAAACCTCGAAAGCGATGTGCAGGCTACGCTCACAAACGCAGACAGTCATATCGCCAACAAAACCAACCCCCACGAAGTGACAAAGGCACAACTCGGACTCGGTAATGTTGACAACGCAAAACAGGCTACAAAGGCTGAATTTGATAGCCACAAGGGTGCATCCGAACTCGACCACCCCGACAAATCAGTAACAACCCCGAAAATTGCTGACGGTGCAGTAACCTCCGACAAACTCGGAGCGGCAGCTGTAATCGCAAGCAAACTCGGAACAGGCTCGGTAACCACCGAGAAAATCGCCACAGGTGCAGTCGGCACAACCAAGATGGCGAACGGCTCTGTAACTGCAGACAAACTCGGAACAGCAGCAGTCGAAACCGCAAAAGTCAAAGATAGTGCTATCACAAGAGCCAAAATCAATGACGGAGCGGTCGATGCTTCCAAGTTAAGCACAGATGTTCAGGAGAACATCGAAAGCCGTGAGAAGTCCGAAA